AATAACATAAATGGCAGTGGTGATATTAGCACTACTGGTAATGTAGCAATTACAGGTGGTTCTGCTGGTAACAATCAAATTGAAGTATCAACAAACAGTAACTACGCAAGCACATTACAAATTGGTAAACGTGATAACTCAGCAAGAACAAACAGAAATACAACAGTGTATTTCAAAACAGATGATGGCACTAGTGAATACTTTCAAATTATGTTGGCTACAAGACGCAATAGCAGTAGTGACAAACACATAACAATCAACAGTCTAAATGATGCTGGCACTAGTTTTACACAACTTGCAAAGTTTAGTGATTCAATTATTGACCTAGATGTAGATACTGCTGTAAATGGACAACTTACAATTAACGCAGATGGATCTACTGACCCTAACTCAGCAAACATGTATACAACAATGGATGTTGCAGATTTGTTACATAACTACCTAACATCAATTAATGATTATGGTGCAAGTACAATACCAGATGGTTCTGCACTAGCACACAGTTTTAAGGTAGAAGATGATACACAGGGTGACCTATTTGTAGGACGTTTGTTCTTTCAATATGATAGTTCAGGCATCAATAACAACTTAGCAACAATACAAAGTATGAATGATGATGGTTCAAATGTTGAACGCATTGGTGTAGGACAATACCAATCATTCTCAGATGTTCCATTTAATTTGCCCAGTTACGCAGTAGCAGGGTTACCCACATCAAACATTAGTGCAGGCTCAATGGCATATTGCACTGATGAAACAGGTGGGGCAGTTCCTGTCTTTTATGATGGGACTGACTGGAGACGTGTTACAGACAGAGCAGTAGCATCATAGTGATACAGCACTAAGGATAAAACAATGACAGATAAAAAAGACACAATGCAGTTTGCTCATGTAGCAGATTTAGAACCAATAGAGGCACAACAATTAGGCATAGATATTCAGGCACAACAAGATTCAAAGTATATTGAAGAACAAAAGTTCAATCAGCAACTAACAGAAACTGCACAACAACCTGCTGAGTTTGCAAATGAAGAGAAATACACTTACCATAAAAAAGATGGTGGTGCTGAACCTGTCAAAGAAGAAACCAGAGGCAGAAAGAAAATTGAAGTAGATGAAGATCTACTGTTCAAACTTGCAGAGTGTCATTGTAGTTTTAAAGAAATTGCTTATATTATGGGTGTGAGTGCATTCACCTTGAGAAACAGATTCCAGCATGTTATTGATAGAGGCAACGCTGCTGGTAAAATGAGACTAAGAAAAGCACAATACAGAAAAGCACTAGAAGGCAATCCTGTTATGCTCATTTGGTTAGGAAAAAATGTCCTTGGACAAAAAGATGATCCTACAAATGGTGAAGAGGATCTTCCATTACCATGGGCAGACTAAAATGAAAGAAAAAATACAAAGCAATGGTGAACGCATTGCAAAGTTGGAAGCAACAGTTGAAAATATACGTGACAATCACTTAGCACATATGGCTGAGGACATTGATAGTATTGAACGTAAAATTGATAAAATTGATACACGCATATGGGGTGTACTGGGCTTGCTAGTAGCAAGTGTCTTATTAAGAATGCTAGGGGAGTATTTGTAATGGCTATGAAACGTGGTGGCAAAAAGAAAAAAGGTGGACGCAGAGGCTAACAATGATTGGGCAAGTTATTTTGATAGCATCAGAAAAGTTTGTCCCTGGTCATATCCAGCCTTCAAGAAGCAAAAAATTAAGATCCAGGATTGGCAGGGTATACCTGAAGATCTTGGAGAAAACTTGGCAATAGTTTATGTTCACAAACATGCTAGTCCAAGACTACTAAAAAAAATTGCAGATAGGATGATGTCTGCTAGGCCAGCAGAAGAATGGTTATACAGTCATCCTAGATACAGTGGACACAGCACAGAAGTGCCAGTGTTAATTCAACAAGACCTTGCACATCTCTCTATGGCAAGGCAACAGTTAGAGAGGAAATAACAATGTCAGTTCCAGTAGGACAACAAGTTACAACTCTACCAGCAGGTCTTCATGTTTCTGCTGATAGAATTAATGACTTACAATTAAAAGGCACAAGTGGTTATAACCCAGTAGTTGGCGCCACTTCAGAAACAGTTTGCACACAAGGTGGTATTAGAAACTACTTGGATGCAGCAGAAATACTTAAAGTATCATCAACAGATGCTAATGACACAAACAGTGGTAGTGGTAACGCAAGACGTATACGCATCCAGGGTATTGGCGCTGATGGACTAGAAAAAGAAGCAGATGTAAACATGAATGGCACTAATGTTGTTACAACAGACAGAGATGGTGTTGACCTAACATTTTTACATATCAACAATGTGCGTGTTCAAACAACAGGCTCAGGTGGTGGCACAAACGCTGGCACAATTAAAGTTTTTGCTAATGATGGCACAACACTGTTATATGAAATTGCAGCAGGTGAAAACCAACAGCAATGTGCAAGTTGGACAATGCCAAGTGACAAAATTGGTTACTTAACTTCATTTGTTGTTAGTGCAACAGGTGATTGTTTAGTTTCAATTTGGATTAATGGTAACCCAGCAGGTGCTAATACATACCAACAGCGTTTAACAGTTATTGCTGGTTCAGGTGGTCCTGCTCCATACCAACTTCCAAATCCTTTTGCTATCAATGCAAGTGGTATTATTGAGTTTAGAGCAAAGTCTCTAACAGGTGGTAACGTTGGTGTTGCTGCAGACTTCCAAATACTACAAGAGCGTACATTATAATGCCATATAGGCCAAACAAACAAATGGTGGAGGACGCTAAACGTGCTATTGCATATAATGAAAGCGTTCCTCCATCACAAAGATGGGGGACTCCTACTGGTAGGAGGAGAGCAGGGCAAATTGCCAGGGGGGAACTGCTCTCACCAGACATCATTGTTAGAATGCTTGCATTTTTAACTAGAGCAAGACGTAATTATGAACGCTATGTTGGTGTTGATAAAAAGGGCAAAGGTTATTATGCATATCTTGGTTGGGGAGGTCCTAGTGCTTTACCCTGGGCAGAAGATAAAATACGCAAAATGAGGGCTGCAGGAGAATTACCTGGAGGTCCTGAAAAAAGAGGATAAATTATGCCACTAACTCCCCCACAGCAGATGGTTGCTGATGATAATAGTAGGTTTAAAGTTATTTGTGCTGGAAGACGTTGGGGCAAATCATGGTTAAGCATTAGAGAGATGTGCAAAGCAGCAAGTTCTCCTAATAAAAAAGTTTACTATGTAGCGCCAACGTTCAGACAGGCAAAAACTGTAATTTGGGATGACCTAGTTAATAAATTGACCCAAGTCAGATGGATTAAAAAAATTAATGCAACTGAACTAACAATTAGGTTAAAAAATAACAGCACTATTGCTTTAAGAAGTGCTGACAACTATGAGAGTTTGAGAGGTATTAGTATAGATTACCTAGTAATGGATGAGTGTAGTGATATTGATGTTGCATGTTGGTCAGAAGTTTTAAGACCAGCACTTGCTGATAGGCAGGGTGGTGCAATGTTTATTTCTACGCCAAAAGGTTTCAATTGGTTCTATGATCTCTGGGCTAATGCACCAGCACATAAAAACTGGGAAGCATGGCAGTTCACAACTCTTGAAGGAGGCAATGTCCCTGAAGAAGAGATTGAAGCAGCCAAATCAGAAATGGATCCAAGGACTTTTGAACAGGAATTTTTGGCGTCTTTTGTAAACTTCAGTGGCCTTGTCTACTACAGTTTTGATATTGATAGAAATGTAAAAGAAATTGAACCACAACTTGATGCTAGAGATGTATTGCATATTGGAATTGACTTTAACACACAACCAATGTCAGCAGTTATAGCAAATTGGGATGGTTTAACAATGCACATCATAGATGAAATTGAAATTAACAACTCAAACACTTATGAAATGTGTGATGAAATATCCAGGAGATATCCTGGGCAAAGATATATTGCTTACCCTGATGCTTCAGGAGCAAATCATAAAACGTCAGCAATGAACACTGACCATAATATTTTGAGGCAATATAATTTTGTTATAAAAAGTGCAAGAGTTAACCCTCCTGTTATAGATAGGGTTGCAAGTGTAAACACTGCATTCTATAACAAAGTAGGAGAAACTAGATTGACAGTAGCACCTAAATGTAAAGGTTTGATCAAATGTTTGAACAAACAAATTTACAAAGAGGGCACCAGGGCACCTGATAAAAGTGCTGGTTTAGACCATTTACCTGATGCTTTGGGATACCTAACTTGGGGACTTATGCCAATTAGGAGACCACAACAACATAGCAAAGGACCAGAGTTGTTTGCTCATTATTAACATAAATACAATTAAGATACCTAGGAATGAATACAATGGCAAAGGCTGAAGATCTATTATCAACCCATGTAGCCTATACAGAACATGCAAAGGAAGCAGATTTCCTTTACAGAAGTTATGTAGGTGGCAAACTATATCAAAAGGGTGATTACTTAACAAAATATCTAGGTGAAGGCAATCTACCAGGTGATGCTTATGGCAAGCGTTTAGAAGCAACGCCATTGGACAATCATGTAAAAACTACAATTGATATCTACAGTAGTTTTCTGTTTAGACACTTACCTAAAAGAACATTAGGACAATTAATTAACAATCCTAGTGTAATGCAATTCATGGGTGACATGGATCAAAATGGTCAAACAATTGACAGTTTTATGAAAACAGTCAATGACATGGCACTAGTTACAGGCAATGTTTGGTTGTTGGTTGATAAACCAAACTATGCAGTAACAACACAAGCAGAAGCAGAAGCATTAGGCGTGAGAGCGTATGTTTGTGCATATTCACCACAAAATGTGTTGGATTGGGAATACAAAAGACAAGTTAATGGTAAACAAGAACTAGTTTACATTAAAGTTGTTGAACATGACAGTAACAATAGTATGATGTTAACTGAATGGTATCCTGATCATATACACAAGTATACAATCAGTAAAGATACTTTAGGTGAAGTTGAAGAAGTAATGGAAGATATGGTTTTTGAAAATCCATTAGGCATGATTCCATTCATTAACTACGCACCATTACCAAGTCCTAGATTAGGCATTGGTTATAGTTTAGTTGCTGATGTTGCATATGCACAAAAGTATATCTACAACTTGCTTTCTGAACTAGAGCAAAATATTAGAATTAGTGGCCACCCAAGTTTGGTCAAAACACCAAGCACAAAAGCAAGTGCAGGTGCTGGTGCAATAATTGAAGTCCAAGAAGACACTGAACCTGGTTTGAAACCTTATCTATTACAACCATCAGGTAGTAGTATTGAAGGCATCTTAGATGCTATTGATAAGGTAGTGAACAGTATTACAAGAATGACTCATACTAGTGCAGTACAGATTATGAGAGGCACACCAATGTCTGGTGTTGCGTTACAAACTGAACGCCAACTGTTAAACACAAAGTTAGCAGACATTAGTCATTCATTAGAAGAAGCAGAATATAAAATTTGGAACCTATGGTTTGCATGGCAGGGCATTGAACAGCCAGAAGACTTTATGGTTACATACGCAGACACATTTGATATTAGGGATGAACATTCAGACTTAGAACTGTATAAGAAAGCAGTTGAAACAGTCCCACATGAAGCATTCCAAATGCAAATGCATAAGATGATTACTGAAATGTTGGTAGATGATGAGCAAACTAAAAATGATATTTTAGCAAGCATTGAAGCAGACCATAGTGCAGGTAATTTAACTGAATAAATAAGGATAGGTTAGTAAACCCCCCTTACACTAACAAAGGAGATTGTTGACATGGAAACAGAAAACCCCATGGTTGAGAACACTGATACTGACACTGGGGCAGTTGAAGGTGGAAATGAAGCCCAGGTTAAGGAAAAGATGTTTAGCCAAGAAGAACTTGACAGCATCTTGCAAAAGAGACTTTCTCAGGCAACTAAGAAGTTTCAGGACATTGATCCAAATGAGTATCAGGAACTGAAGCAACTTAAAAACCAAGTAGAGGAAGAGCAACTTATAAAAAGGCAGGAGTTTGATAAAGTCCTGCAAAAGACTAAACAGCAAAGTGCCAAAGAAGTTTCACAACTTAGGTCAGAACTGGAAAAGATCAAAGTTGATGGTGCGTTAATTAGTGCTTCCAGTAGTGCTAAAGCAGTCAATCCAGAACACGTGGCTCAATTGCTTAGGTCTAATGTCAGACTATCAGATGATGGTAGTGTCACAGTTATTGATAGTGCAGGTAATGCACGTTTTAATGACAAAGGTGACAATTTGACAGTAAATGAACTTGTTGATGAGTTCTTAAATGCAAACTCTTATTTTAGAGTTGCTGGACCCAGTGGTGCAGGGTCTACAAGTAACACTGACACCAGGTCAAATGAGAAATTTGATCTATCAAACTTAAATTTGCATGATCCTGCTGATAGAGCAAAATACAGAAAAATGATGCTCAAAGGTGGACAAATCATCAAATAACTTAACTTGAGGTAAAAAAAATGGCAGACTCATATGTATCAGGTCAAACCTCCAACTATAGTGTATTTTCACAGCCAATCATTGCTGCAACAGTATATGAAGCAGAAGAAAGTTCACTGTTCTTGGGTGGTCAATTGATCCCAATGGTTAACACCCCATCTGGTGTTCTAAATGTTCCAGAATTGGCTAGCGTAACAGCAACAACAATTTCTGGTGGTGGCATCACTACAGATGTTGCAAATACAACTCCAGCAGCAACAAGCAATGTTATCACTGCTGACTTAATTGCTGCAAGAGCAGTTGTGCGTGACCTTGGTGGCATTGATCCAAATGAAATTGGACGTTCACTAGGTAAAGCAGTTGGCACAGCATTTGACAAAGCAGTTTATGCTGCATTTGAAGCAAATGGTACTGACACAACTTATGACACAGTTCCACTAACTGTTGATGACGTTTATGACGCAACACAACTTATCAGAGAAGCAGGTGAGATGGGTGAACTTTATGGTATCCTAACTCCACAGGCAGCAACTGAAATCCAAAAGTTGTTTACATCTGATGGCACAATTGGTGCAAACTTTGCTGGTGGTGACTTCCAGTCACGTGCATTAACAAATGGCTTTGTATCACGCTTTGCTGGTGTAACATGGTTCATGACAGCAAATATTGCTGATGACACAGCAACTTCTGGCTATATCTTTGGTGCTGACGCAGCACGCATTGCTATGCAGAAGAACGTTGATGTGGAAATTGCTAGACGTGCAGAAGCAGTTGGTAATGACGTAGTGGCCAGTTTACATGCTGGTGTCTCAGTTATTGACGCTGCAAGGGTTATTAACCTTAAAAATGTCTAATTGACACAATAGTAGGGGGCAATAGCCCTCTACTTAAATTTGGAGAATTATAATGGCTTTTGCTACTAATGAAAATTTACAACAATATGCTCCTGAAGTTTTTGAACAAGGTGTTGATGACTGGAGTAATGAACTTGCTCTAGCAGAAACAGATGTGATAAACAGGATCAAAATTGATTATTGGAACAAATATGAAAGCCCTAGTTTATTCTCAACTTCAAAACTTACTGACTCACAGTGGACAAAATCAACAGTATACAAAGCCTTGTATGCTTATATTTTGCCTAAACTTTCAACTTTCAGACCAGAAGGTGATCCCTTCATGATGCAAATTACTTTTTACAAAGAAAGATTTGCTGAAGAATTGCATATGCAATATGGTGTTGGCATTGAATATGACCATAACAATGATGGTAGTATTGACCAAGCCAGTGAACGTGAAAGAGTTGAACTGAGGTTAACTAGGTAATGAGTAGAGAACTAATAGTTGAAGAGTTTGTAAAACAACTCAAAAACATGAAGGGTGACATCAAACTTGGTGTAGTTCAAAGAGATCCAATCATCATTTCTGAATTGCCTAAAACTGGCTTTCCAGCAGTTTATGTTGAAACTGTTGAAGAGGACAGAGAAAGAATAACAATGGGTGCAACAACCTTAATAAGGTCACTGATGCAATTATCCTGCGTTATTGTTGTAGGTGGTAAGGAACGTGATAGACAACGTAATATTGTTGTAGATGAGATTGAAGAGCATATTGCTAAAAATAAGACTCTAAATGGCAATGCAAAGGATTGTATTTTGACCAGAATAGAACTAGTAGAATTAGGTGAATCTGAACCTTATGCTAGTTGTAGGGCAATATTCAGTATTGATTATTGTTATAAAATATAAACTAAAGAGGTAATAACATGGCATGTTATACAGGTACAACAGGCGCACTAGAGTTTGGAACTCTTAGTTCTGAACTTGCAGTTGCTCAAGTGCAAAATTGGACTATTACGCATACTCAAGAGACATTAGACAACACAGTAATGGGAAACACATACAGAAGTTTCTGTGCAGGTCTAAGAACTTGGGAAGGTTCTGCAGAAGTTGTTTGGACTGCTGATGAAGATGACAACTCATCATTTGATGAGGTCTTCCAAATTGCAGATTCAGCAACTAGAAACACAGGACACCTAATTGCATACTGGGACAATACAGCAGGCAATGATGAACTAAAGTTGAGTGGTAATATTATCATCACAAGTATTGAATATGAAAATACTGTTGGTGAATTGAATATGGCTACTGTAAACTTTACAGGCACAGGTGCACTAACTGTAGATTCAACTACAGCAGCCTAACAAAAGAGGACAGGACAGTGTCAGAAGCAGATAAAACCATTAGGCAACTAAAGGCAGAAATTGACACTGACCTGTCCAAATTTGCTCAGCAGTATTTGAGTCAACTAAGGCAAACAACTCCAGTTTTGACTGGTAGGGCACGTCAAGGTTGGCAGAGCACATTTAGAAAGAAATTAGTAGGCAATGGTAAAGATATACCTATTGCTAGAAACAACGTACCATATATTGGTGTGTTAGACACAGGTTCTAGTAGACAAGCCCCCAATGGAATTGTTGAACCTGCTCTAAGAAAAACAAGGAAAAGATAATGAAAAATCCAGTATTACAAAAAGCAAGTGAGCATTTCAAAAACCAACTTAGTGGTGGTATGAAAAGCATTGAAGTCCCAGAATGGGAAACAACAATTTATTACAAACCAGTAGCAACCTTTGCAGAACAGCAAAGAGTTTTTGAATATCACAACAAAGGACAACTTGTAGAAGCCTTAATTGAAACACTTATTACTAGAGCAAAAGATGAAGAAGGCAAAAGCATGTTTGCAAGAGGTGAGTTTGCGTTCTTTATGCGTGAAGTTGACCCAAATGTCCTTACAAGAATTGTTACTGAAATGAATGCAACAACGCAGGAATCTGAGGCTAATCTGGGAAACTAACTGAGGACACAGATTTATTATTCCTATTCAGACTTGCAGAACAATTTGGACAAACAGTTGAATGGGTAATTCAAAATGTGTCCATATTAGAACTAAAAGGCTGGGCTAAATACTACACATATGTAGCACAGCAAAAAAAGCAACAAAGCGCCAGTAGGGGGAGACGCAGAAGGTAATGGCAGACTATAATATTAATATCACAGCCACTGATAATTCAAAATCAACTATTGATGGCGCAAATAAAAGCCTAGGTTTCTTAGGCGTTTCTGCTAATAAGGTTAAATTAGCATTAGGTGCAGCAGGTGCAGCCTTTGCAGCCTTTGGTGTAATAGGCAAAGTTACAGAAACAATTGACCAAATGGACAGCCTTGCAAAATCAGCAAGGATGGCAGGTGCAGCAGCAAGCAATGAAGCATTTGAAGGCTTTCAAGTCCTAAAACAAGCAATGAATGAGGCTGGTGTTGACGCTGGCACATTTGACAGGGCAATGTTGCAGACTACTAACAGACTGCAAAAAGGTGTTGAAGGACAAAAGTCATTTGCAGCCATCACTGATAAACTTGGTGATAGTATTAGAAACACAAATGGTGAACTAAAAGCAGGTCCTGAACTACTAAAAGAAATGATTAACGCCCTTAACAATGGCACAATCAGCACAGATGAATTTGCTAAAGTTGTTGGTGGTAGAGCAGGTCCAGTTATTCAAGCACAGTTTGGTAGCATCAATAAAACTGCTGAAGCATTAGATAAAACACTTCAAGATGTAAAAGCAAACTCCAATATTGTTAGTTTAGATGCTGCAGAAAACGCTGAAGTGTTTAATGATACAGTGGGTAGACTTAAAGAGGGTATGGGACAGTTAATGACTGATGCCATTACTCCATTACTGCCACACTTAGTTAGATTATCAGAAGACTTGTTAGCAAACATGCCTGCAATTGTGGCTAAAGTAACAGAAGCATTCAATACACTAAAACCTGTGTTTAGTTTAATTGGCACAGTACTAACAGACATTGTATTCCCAATTATGCAAAAAGTCTTTGAAGTATTAGGTTTCATAGCAGAAGCAATTACACCATTAGTTGACTCAGCCATACCTGCACTAAAACAAGCATTTGAAGCGTTACAAACAATTGTTTCAAGCATTGTTGAATTCTTCCAGGGCGTTGCAGATAGTTTGCAAGGCATATATGATAAAGCAATACAATTAAAAGATGGTGTTGTAGGCACATTTGACAAAATGGGTGACAGTATTAGTGAAAGTGCCAAAAACATGACAGAAGATGTTAAAGGCTTTTTTAGTGGTATGTATGAAAAAGTTGTTGGTGGATCTATTGTCCCTGACATGGTCAATGAAGTGCTAGAAGAATTCAAAAGAATGCAAACTGGCATGGTTGAAACAACAAAAGACGCAACATCACAAGCAAGTGATGGTATTCAAGACTTTGCAGACACACTTGTAAACGCATTAGATGATGGTAAACTTACATTATCAGACTTTGAAGGCTTCTTCAAGAAAACAATGACAAACATTTTAACTGAGGCACTAAGTTCAGGTGGTGGTATTTCAAATGCATTTGGTAGTATTTTTGGTAGCATTGGTGGTATGTTTGGTGGTGGAGGAGGCTTTGGTAGCATCTTTAGTGGCATTGGTGATTTCTTTGGTGGCTTCTTTGCAAATGGTGGTTACCTTAGTGCTGGTAAAGTAGGTATTGTTGGTGAAAGTGGTCCTGAACTTATTAGTGGCCCTGCAAACATTACGCCAATGGATGAAGTAGGTGGCACAACACAAGTGGTATTCAACATTAACGCTATTGACACACAAACAGGAACACAGTTCTTGTTAGATAACAAAAAACAAATTGAAGGCATTATCCAAAATGCCTACACTAGAAGAGGAAAGCAAGGTATCTACTAATGGCATCACTAAAAGACTTATTCACGTATCCTAGCAACGCATCTAGTTATTATTTTAATCCTACATATCTTGCTGGAGCAATACAAGCCACACAAATTGAAAGTGGCACAAAATATATTATTAAAACAGTAGGCACAACTGACTTTACAACAGTAGGTGCAGCAAGTAACACTGTTGGATTAGAATTTACTGCAAGTGGAACACCAACTGGCACTGGGACTGTATGGATTCTTGCTAGTGGTATGTTTGCTAGAATGAACAAACTTAACACAGAATCAGATGGTTATGATTACAATGTAACATATTGGGGATCAACTGATGAAACAGAAATGGTTAGTGAAGTATCAAAATTCATTAACTATTATGACCAATTTCCTGGTGATTTAAGAAAACTTTCAATGTTTGACATTTATGAAAATCCACTTATTGTTTTTAACAAAGAAAGTTACAATCAACCAGTTACTAGTGTTGAAGTAAAATTACTTTCAGGTGCAGGCAATGTAGGTGGTTTGGAATTAAATGTTAATGATACTTCACATATTTCAGATGGAGATAGGATTTCATTAGACTTTACACCAGATGATTATGACAACAACAATAGCACAGCATTTGATGCTTATGCAGATGTTATTTCTTCTACCAAAATACAACTATACACAGATGCAGGTTTAACAACAGCCTATCAAAATGCTGGTTTTATTGATTATACTGGTAATGTTGGGCATTTCTCAACTGCAAGTGGTGCAATGCATATTATGCCTGCTAATACAAATCCACTAACTACATTATCAGATGGTGATAATATACTTTACAGAACTGTTTCAAGTTCTACTGCATTTGATAGAGCCAATGGTGGTGATGTAGATTCAATAGATACAGTTCATTTTTTAGATAGAGATCAATTGAATACAAATTCAGGTGGTGCTGATTTTGTGCAAACTGCACATTACTATTCTGATTCAGGACTGTCATCACATAGAACATCTGATGAAGAATACAAAGCAACATTAAGTTTTACTATTGCAGGTGGCACAACAGGAACAACAGAGCACTCAGTTGACATTGATGTTAGTGATAGTTCAACAGTTTCATTTACTGCTGGTAATGAAACTACATTCAGTGGATTAAGAACAAGCCTAAACAATGACAAAACAAAATTAGGTTTTGCTTATGCAAGAACGTACTTCACAGGTGGTAGTATTACTGACAACCAAGCAAACGCTGTTCTTTCAAGTTCAAGAGATAAAGATGAGTTTTGGTTTGTAAAGTATGATGACGTTGCTGAAACAATTACACTAACTAAAAGCACAACAGCAAGTAATTATTCAAGTAACATTGACGTAGGCACTACTACAACAATTTCAGTTGAAATATTAGATCCTTTTTACTTGGCAAGTGACGCACATTTAGTTCAGGTGCCTGAAGGACCTACAGGATCCAAAGCATATGCAATATATCATCCAACTGAAGGTGCACTAGTTAACAAGTGGTTTATTGGAAGTGCAACACCAATTATTCAGGGTAATAAAGTTTACAGTTATTTAGATGCTGCTGGTGCAACTGCATATGGCGCAATCTTAACAAACAAATATTGGGAAGCAGGTGATACTACAGTAAGCACAATGACATCAGATGAGCAAGGTAGTATACAATGCACAGTCAATGGTAGTGGTTACTTAACAGGTTTTACTAACTTTGGCGCAAAAAATAATATTAATGGTGGTATTTGGGATAACAATAATGATATAATGATTGAAATAGATGCAGTTGCTGATTTATACTCACCTAGAGCATTAACAACTGCTGAAAGTGAAGACGTTTTTGACACACAAGATTATTGGGTAGATCCTAGTTTTAACTTACTAAAAAACTGGCCTACAGTAGTAACACCAAGTAGTGCAAAAATAACTGTTAATCAACCAAGCACAGTAAACATTACACAAAGTGGTAGAAAGTTTGTTAGAAACAGTGGCATTACAAAATGGCAACTTGAAGTAAATTATCCTGCAATGACAAGATATGAGTTTGAAGAGTATCAAGCAGTAGCACAGGCTGTTCAGGGACAAAATATACCATTTTACTTTATTTTAAGAAATGATGATGATGAACATATATTGATGTCAAATAATTACACAAACACACCTGGTGCCATTGCACTTGTAACAGATAACACAACTACAAGTGGCTCAAGCATTGTTCAAATATCAGGATTTGACAGTGAGACAACACAGGCACTTAACAAAGGTGAAGTAATTATTATGAGTGGCAGTAGAAATGGCACAGTGCATACAGTAGTTCATGATGTTGATTCAAATATATATGGTGAAGCAAAATTTAGGTTAGCGTATCCAATTACAAGCACTCTAACTCCTGGTAAATTAGCACAGAAAAACCCATATCATGTAGTTGTAACACTTTCAGAAGATGCGTTTGAATACCAAGTTAGCACAGAAGATTATTATTTCTTAACTGTTACATTTGACCTAGATGAGTGGAAGTAAATGACAACACCTACATTACCCCAAATAAAAACAAGACTGACTACAACTTATTATGAGTTGGTCAAAATAGAAACAAGCACAGTATATAACCTTACAAATGCACCTTTTGATGTATCTTATGACAGTACTACATATGAAAGCATAGGTGCGTTATTGGCTCTTGATGAACTTGAAAGCAACATGAATTTTGAAGTGCCAAAAATTACACTTAGCATTAATGGTCTTGTTGAAATGAACAATGATGGTGAATACTTCATTGAAACTATGCTTGGTTTAGATTATATTGATAGACCTGTAACAATTTATAGAAGTTATTTTGACCAAGGCACACAAATAGGCACAATAGAAGTTTTCAAAGGATTTATTGAAAATGCTGGACTACAATATGACCCAAGTGGTGGTTGTAGTGTAGGCATTGAAATAGCAAGTCACTGGGTTACCTTTGACAAAACAAATGGCAGGCACACAAATGGTGCAAGCCAACAGTTTTATGCAACAAAAAACAGTTTAGGCACAGACACAGGTTTAGACAACTGTTCTGAAGTGCAAAAGGAAATCATATGGAAGCAATAGATTTAGGGCGTTTCATTAGTGAATACAGACACAAAAAATTTGCTTATGGCCAAACAGATTGCAATATATTTGCTAGTGAATGGGTAGATAGAGTAAAAAATACAGAGATAACTAGTAGTATAGTTGGCAATTATGATAGTGTGAGAGGCATGTTAAGATTTAGCAAAGTTAAGAAGATTAAAAAGGAACTTGAGAAAGCAGGTTACTCTCAGGTTAAGGACACCCCAGTCACAGGGGACATTCTGATTAGAAAAGACCCTGCTGGCTTTTATCATAGTGCTATTGTAATGCATGGTTGTGCATACACCATGGATAAAGACAAAGACCTAGTAAAAGCACAAATTCAACATGTTATGTTACCTGGCACAGAAATCTGGAGGACTACATAATGGGCGCATTTGTTCCTATCCTAATGCCAATCCTAAAGAAACTTATTATTCAGTTTATTGTTAGTGCAATAGCAAGTAAGATCTTTGGTAAAAAGTCTAACAAAGGTGGGCGTGGCAGTTCTACTTCTTCAGGTATTATGATTAACAGTAGTGGTAATAATGAACCTATACCTGTTTCATATGGTAGACAAAGGCTAGGTGGAAACAGAGCATTTATTGACACAAGTGATGGCGCTGGCGCTGCTGGCACAAATTTCCTAAACCAAGTTCTTATACTCTGTGAAGGTGAAATGGGTGATATTAAAAAAGTTTACTTTCAGGACAAAGTTATTTGGGACGTTACTGATGGTGGCACAACTGATACTTCAGGTGTAGGCACAAATGGCGTAAGATTACAAAACTTTACAACAGAAGGACAAACTTATAACATTGCACACATGGCATATTACAGTGGCACAAATACACAGACTGTTGATACAACATTGCAAACTAGTATAGGCGCTAGTACTTGGGACAATGATAGAAAACTATTAGGACTTGCCTATCTGGCTATGAAACTACCCTGGGATGAAGATTATAATGGATCAGCACCAGAAATTACTGTTGAAATAGCAGGTAAGAAGATTAGAGCAGCCACAAATCCTATAGGTAGTTCTAGTGCTAGTGCAGACCAAAATCCTGCTGATGTGTTATTAGATTACTTAACTGACACAACATATGGCAAAGGTATACCTGATGCTGATATTGATATAGCCAGTTTTGCTAGTTCAAGAACTTATATGAGCAGTAGATTTGAAATAAATGGATTCTTAAACACTAGTGAAAAGTTATTTGATAACGTAGAAGAAATATTACAAGCATGTAATGGTATTTTAACTTATACAAAAAGTGGCAAGTATAAATTTACGCCACGCCAACAAAGTGAAAGTTCTACATTTAGTTTTACAGAAGACAATATTGTAGGTGAATTTAACATACAAATGACACCTAAAAGTTCTAAGTTTAACAAAGTAGAATTAACATTTAATGACAGTGCAAAAGAATACAATGACAACTTAGTAATTGTAAACAATGGCACTTATCTTACAGAAGACAATAACGTAGAGTTATTGGGTAAAACAGAAACAACACTAGTCAGTGATGCAACCATAGCAGGTAATATTGCAACTTGGGTAATGGATAACAGTAGAAATCAAACAACAGTTGAATTTACTGCAACACATGATGCAATTGATGTAGAAGCAGGAGAAATTATTGACATTACACACCCTGTTGTAGGCTTTACAAACAAAAAGTTTAGAGTGCAACAGGTCACACTAACAGAAGAAGACACACTTCAATTCCTTGTCACAGAGTATACAAGTAGCATACAAATTTAACATACAACATATAGCCAGGTCCTGACGCTCTATTAGAGTTTTAGGACTACATATAGTAGCAAGAAAACTCAACAGTAGTAAACTAGCAGAACAGGCATCAAATGAAAAATAACGCTCATACGTTCAAAAAAATTAATAATTACGTTCAAAAATCAGCAACATCAAACTCTATAGATCCTAAAACAATTAAAGGTTGGGCACTAACAGATGAGTGCAAATTTTTAGAGCCAGGTATGATGGCACTAAAATATGATGATGAATGGTTAGTTATGTATTATGTAGGTTATGCTGATTACTACAAAGCGTGGAAGAAACAACATAACGTATTTCAAGACTTTGTATATCCACTAGAAGAAGTGCGTCCATTACCAATGCCACGCTTGGGCAAATTTGTATCAACAGAAGATTCACCCTGCGTAAAGCAACACGCTGAAGAGTTGTATTTGAAGTACATAGTGCCTAACTTAACTAGAAGCAAACGTTTAAGACCAGTATCTAATGCAAAAAAACAATGGCAACTACCTGATGGCAAATATGTAACAAAAAATACCTATGAACGTTATCATCAAATACGCAATTGGTTAAAAGAACACCCAGATGCAATAAGAAATAAAAGTGCATTGGCACGTGACTTAAACATGCCCTACCACACTCTACATCATATAATAGGTAAATTTGGTATAGATAAATAATATTGAGGGTGTTGGTTTACACTTGCATAAGTGTAATTTTCCTTAATTGTTATCCATAAACTATTATAAAGCCAACTTGCCAACACCCTCACACAACTCCTATTAAGATACTATTCACAACCCAGGATTTTTTTTAATCCTGGGTTATTCTTTTATTGACAAAAACGCACTTTTAATGCTATTATGGTAGGGTAAATGGCTTTTTACATTAAATACAAATGGATAATAGAAGAGGAAAAGATATGCAAATCCAAACAATTCTAAAAGGCTATGAAATATACGCCAATACAAGAGAATACAGTAGCCTTACAACTGGCTATTTCAACAAAAAGAAAAAACAACATTATGACCTGCGTGACAGTTTAACTGGTGCAGAAGTAGAACAGTGTTTAAAATACTTGGTAAGCAAAGGTCATACTAAACTACACAATGATATGCATGACACTGTTAACACATATGCAGAATCATACATTAATGAATATGATGAAGACCCTGTGCCACGCATGACCATTAGCAATGTGCATGATGAAATGAATAGTATAACTCCCCCAGAGCAACGTGCAGATAAAAATTGGTATAAACTTGTTTGGGGTGTATATACAAACACTATTGAACAATTACATGAAGAAGCAGAACTACAAAACACACGCCAGGAAAACTTGCGTGATATACTGCGTAAACCTAAGAAGTAATGGCAAAACTTACAGGCTAACAATGGCAACTTTTAATATAAAACAATTAGAAAAGAAGTACATGGTTCATGTATTGACTGGCAAAATAACGCCAAAGCAAGCAAAGACCATGTTATCAAGGGCAAAACAACTAAACTTACAGGCTAATAAAGGCAAATTGACACACTAAATGATTGGGGCTCTGAGAAAATGAAAGCATCCCCACCCTGGCATAAACACGTTACTCTTGTTATGTTAGGTTTCCCCCAGAGTTATATGTGTAGGGCATATAACAAATGAGGCGTAAAAGGTAAAAACTGGGCACCTTTCCCATGTGGTTGCAGAGTAAACTAACTGGTTGGTTGCAAAAAAAGCAGCCAATTTGGTCACAATCAGTTAGATCATTTTTTTTGTTTCAGAAATATTCTGGAACAGTGGCTTTGCTATGACTAACAAGGTCACAGAGAAAGTGATTGTTATATTAATATCTAGTAAGTAGTGTCACTATTAGGTATGTCAGTAAAAAGACAATAACAGAGAGAACCTGGAGATAAAAACCAGATAAAGCAAAACAGATGTAGTTAAACAAAAACTTCTGAAAGAAGTTTGAAGTTTAGTGTTAGGTGTAGCCTAACACTCTTAATAAGAGGAAATGAAATGCGTAATACTAAGAGACCACAGAAGAAAGAGTTTATAGAAATGATTAAACCACTTAACTTACAGGATAGACAAAATATTATCCTTGAGTTATTAGAAATAGTAGAGGATAAACTTAAACAACCAGGTGTAAAACGTCAATTACATAGAGCAACAGTCAGTGAAATGGTACACATTAAGGGTGAGTTTAACGCTAGACTCAAGTTAGGATATAAAAATATATTCAAACTTTATGTTGTTGCTTGTTACCCCCCACAAGAAATTAATCACTGGGTAATGGACAAAAATAATTGTTATAGAATGAAAAAACCAGTGCGTGATAGATTTGCTAAAGCCAAACGCACACCAAGTATACGTGATGTAAATGGTGATGTAATACCTATTGCTTATAGACGTAAGTTTATTCCTCCCTGGGTTAAAACACAAACTGAATATGAATTGTATTGTTCAAATGCAAAGTATTATAATACACTATGGAAGAAACAATTAGGAGATACCCAATAATGAAACTAATTGATAGCACTGAAGAATGGGAAGAGACTATAGAACACCATCAATGGATTATAGAAGGTTTTATAGATAATTGGATGTTTCAAAACAACTTTAAGAAACACCCAACAGAAATGGAAGGATGGGTAGAACTAATGTTAGAACAGCAAGCACTAGAGGAATGGAAATGAAAGATAAAATACCAGGACTAATGTTAACAATATACCTTTATGATGAACAAACAGGTTATAGACAACAGATAACAGAAACACATAGTACACTAAAGAGTGCAGAAGAAAGTTTGTTTATGCATAGACTTAAACAACAACTAATAGGCTACCAAATACATAATCATCACCTACCAAAAAGGCATACACTAATAAAGGAATGGTGGGATAGACGTGCAAGAAAGAACTACGCAACAGCAGATGATTATCCAGACAATCCTAGTAGAGTTTATATAGATAAATAAATGTGTAGTTGAATACACTTATTTGTTTACTCATTTCATAATAACTCCTGTATTCAATTACAGACTTCTTATTAATAAACTACGCTAAAAAGAACCCTAATAGATTATGTGACAGTCTATTAGGGTTTCTTTATAATAGAAGTAGAAGGTTTCAAACTGAACAGGATAATTAGAACCATGTTATATATTTTAATAGGAATATTGCTTATGGTTATTGCATTATGGTTGTAGAGGGACATTTTGCTTACGCAGAAATGTCTAGATAAAAATAATGGTTTTAAGGATTTCTGCTACGCAAAATCCTCCTACTGGGCCAAAATATTTGAAGGGTGATGCTACATTTTGG